ACTGCATCACCTGCAGTCAGTGCTTCGCCTACGTAGACGAGAACCTGACCAGAACGGGCAACGGTGAGAGCATCACCAGCTGCAGAGGCAGAGTTGAGGGAAACGCCAACGGCTTTTGCACCATCGGCTGAGTGGTCTACTTGACCGTCAGAGGCCAAGTCCACAAAACGGTATTGAGAAACTGCAGAACCAGCTTCATAGGTACGATTATCACGGCCATGCATAGTAGCCATTTTTACTCTCCTTTGTAGAGTTCTTTAATGAGTGCCTTGCCTTCATCGGTCTTAGCTACAGCAGCATATGCTTTAGCAAAAGCAGACTTTGGCATTGCGTTTTCGTCCATGTGGCTCTTTACCAAAGAGTCCAGCTTATCCTTTGGAGAAGCCATGTCAGCTTCCACAGAGGCTTCGCCTACCTCGGACATTGAAGCACCAATAGCAGCATCAGCCGCCTTGAGAGCTTCTACAATTGCGTCATCCTTGGACACTGCCTTGAGGATGTTGGCCGCAACGTCATTGTCGAAGTTAGGGAGTATTTCAGTAGCTTGCTTCTTCAGCTCAATAAACTGCTTCTCAATCTCCACTGCTTCGAGTGCTTTCAGGACAGGTGCAGGAATGTCAGACTTGGCAATCTGTTCCCCGTCCAATTCGATAAACTCAGGGGCCGGAGCCGCCTTAGTAATGGCTTCATCGGTTACGGTGAAACCGTTGTCTTCCAGAGCCTTGGAGAGACGGTCGTTCTCAGCTTTCAGGGCGTCAACTTCAGCAAGGAGTTCGTCGGACTTTGCAGTGTCCTCGTATTCCTTGTCAGCTTCCTCGTCTTCCTTCTCGGCGTCGTCTTCTTTGTCAGCTTCGGTGTCCTCTGCCTTCTCAGCATCGTCTTCCTTGTCTGCATCGTCTTCCTTGTCTGCATCGTCCTCAGCCTTGCCGAACATTTCATTACGTTCTGCTTCAGGCATCTTAGACAGTTCTTCCTCAGCCATTTTCATGGCCTCGTCCTCGGAGGCACCTGCTTCCATGTGGAAGGCTTGGCGTTCCTTCAAGTATTCTTCTTGCATTGGTGAATCCCTTTTTACAAGGCAAATTGTGGCGGCTTGGTTAGCTGGCCGGTCTACCAGAGACAGCTCGTCCAGTTCCAAGTCCATCAGTAGGGTAGTCATTAGATGGTCTCCCGTTTGGCTTTACCGCCGATAGAAAAGGCCTTTAGCTGGCCAGACTTAACCGATTCCCAGACCTCGTCATCCTGCACTTTAAATGCGACAATCCAGCCCTCTCGGTCACTGTGAACCCCAAGGGAGTCCCCAATCTCTTTAGTCAGTGGGAGGCTGTGTACTACCAGACCGATCTGGTCTCCGGCATGCATGAGCTTGCCTACTCGTACATCCTCCATAAATTTGTTTGCTGCTTTGACCATGGTGTCAGCTTCAATAACGTCACCCTGTCGGTCAATCAGTGGGATGCCTCCGGAGGAGACTACAGAAGCCCAGCCCCAAACGAGACGTTGTTCCTCGTCAGTCTTCAGGATGGTTCCCTCTACGTCAGACTTAGACAGCATGTCCGAAACGGAAAAGTCAGATTCCCACATACGGCAAGACCAGTACCCCGGAGTAGTCTTGTCCTTTTTGGCGTCGCACTTGTGGCGTGCCCGGAAGGAAGCTCTGGCCTTTGGGTCGTCCCGGCGAATCTCCATAGACGGGGAGCCGAAAGTAACCCTCTTAACTTTCTCCCCATCCTTGACGTAAACACCGAATTTCTTAGCAGAACCTTTGGGAAGTCGGAAAGGCTTGTCTAGCCGTACCTTTTCTCCCCGGTACTCTGCCTTCTCAAACACCTTGCCATAGACTGCAAACTCTGCTGCGTTCTTTGCTCGTTCTGCTGAACCCGTCCGTTCTAGGACCGACTTAAATACTCGGTCAAACTTGGCTTTGTTCAAGGGAGCCTCCGTCTTTGGTTGTGGGCTGCTTTTAGCTGCCTCCCACTGCTTCTCTGTGTAACCATGCTTGATGGTCAAGTGTCGTTTGAAGTTGCCACTGTTCAGGTTCTCCCTGCCACAGTCGGGGCAATCGTAATATTTCATCTGGCCCCCTATGGGTTATCTGCGTAGTCCTCAACTAGAACCATGTCAAAGTTTACACTAATCTTTGTGTTGGATGCACCGGCAATGACTCTGGTGTCAAAGTCAGTCTTCTCCGGAAACCTCAAAGGCAGTGTGAAGTCGTAACGGTACGAGACGGAAGCCTCTGCCTTGTGAGCAATCCGGAAGTTCTGGCCCACTGGCCTATGCCACCCCTCAAACTCGATAGCTTGGTCCTTGGTCCCCGAGACAGATACGGAGGTAATGTAGGCCCAATGTCCTGCAGGAACCGTGTAAACCCCCATGAGGGTCTGGTTGTAAGCTGCGTCAATCTGTGCAACCACTGTACCCACCCCGGAAGTCACCCTTGCAGTGATGGTCCCGACGTTGTCCGTAGAGCCGAGGTATATCATCCGGAAGACCCGGAGGAAGGTGTTTGTGGTGGAGGCTGCTGTGAGCCCCGTCATGGTCACTTCCTCGGTCTGCAGGGCGTAGTTCTCGTCTAGCCCCTGAACCTGTACGACTCCGGTGTCCCCGGCATCTGTGGAGATAAGGTAGAGGGTCTGAGCCGTTGCAAGAGCTGACCAAGGGTAAAGACCACCGGCAGACCAGACGGTCTCCTTAGTTCCCCCAACGTCCGGGTTGTAGCCGAACTTGGAGACTACGGAATGACCAGCTACCTGCCCCTGTGAAATGGAGAGTAGGCTGTCCTTGAATAGCTCTCTTGCGTACTGGCTCATTTCTTGCCGTCCCTCAGTGCTTCATCAATCTGGAGCCGGGAGATACCAATATCACTCAGTTCCCTGTCCGTCATATTCATCAAACTCGAACGATCTTTGGCCAGACGGTTCCGGCGTTCCATCGACTGAATTAGGTTCTGAAATCGTGTCTTTAGGTTCATAGCTCAGCTCTGCAATATCCATGAGGTCTTGGATAACCTCTGGGTGATCGTGTACGGTGATGTTTGCTTGGTTCAGGTTCCGGAGGAAGCCAGAGATTTGCTGCAGGTCATGCGGTGCAACGTCAGATGCCTTAATCTTCGGCATGGTCTCAGGAGACAAACCGTTCAGCTCCCAGAGGGGCTTCACAAGCTGCTTGTTGAGAACATCGGTGATAGTGGTGATGTAGCTCTCCAAGGCCCGGAGGTAAATGTCTGTCTTAGACTTAGACAAGGCGTAAGAGCCGCCTGACTGCTGAGAGCCCAACAACAGGAACTCAGAGAGGACAGACCGTGCAATGTCATGCTGGTAACGGCTGACAATCGGGTCAATCTCAATGTTCCGAGTACCAGACGAACTCATCAGCTCGATATTGACCAGAGGGTTACTGGTCGGGGAACCGTCCTTGTCCGGGTACATGTCGGAGGGCAGGATTAGGTAACCCTGTTCGTTGAACTTAACGTCCCGGAGGATGGTCTCGAACTCTGCCTTGATTGCAGCCTGTGTATCGGTTGCATCAGCTGACAGGTACTCCGAAGGGAGACGACCAACCGGAATACCGGCAAGCTCTCGTTCTACAGCAATCGCCTCAATCGCCTGAAGGTTGTTCAGGTACTCATAAGAGGTGTAGGCGTTCCGGAGGATACTACGACCAGAAGGGTCTCCGTTGATCGTATGCGTCTTGTAGTGGATGGACTTGGACTTGGGGATGTAGTTGGAGATTGAACCCGGACGAGAAGACGACTGGTAAACCCCCAGTACGTCACCGGACTTCAGCTCTACATCAAACCGGTCAATGGTCCAAGGTGCCCTTGCAGCAATTTTCTTGATGCCTAGCTTGCCATCTTTACGACGTTTGTAGACCAGCTCAAACCACATGAACCCGTAAGACAGGAACGAGAGGCTCTCAGAGATATGGTCATCCAGAGAATGGTCCATATCCTCAAGGATGGACTCTAGGAACCCTGCTGCAGCCTGTGCTTCAGGGCTGTCATCAGCTGGTTTTACCCGGAGGTCAACGTCCCGGAGGATTTGTTCTGCTGAGTAGAGGACAGCTCCAATGGTGCTATCGTTCTCTCGCATTTCCCGGAACTTCTTAATGGCCTTGCGGCCTTTCAGCTCCGGAAGGAACTCATCGGCCCGGATTCCGCCATTATGGACGTTATTTCCCGAAATACCGAGTTCTTTTACTGCTTTTGTCGGGGAAAGTATCTTTTTAGCCATTTTCACTCCCCTTTTGAGGGTCCTCGTGTTCTTAGGGACCCCTCATACGGCCCTGTAAAGCCCACTGAGAGGCTTTGGGTAGTTTCTGGGGTACTGACACCGGGGAAACTATCGGAGCCCCTGTGCAGACGAATAAGCCAGCCTCAGCTGCGGTTTAGCATAGCCGTTCAAGGCCAAGTCAGTGATTGCCCACACCATTGCGTCTAATCGGTCAGGGGAACCCGTGGAACCAAGTGGCTCCCACTGGACCATCTGGTCCTCTAGGTCGTTTAGTCCTCTGACATGAAAAACCTTCCCCTGCTCGTATAGAGCACTAACTGGTTCGGCACGGGCCATTTTGCCTCTGGATGCATGTACCAGCTTAATGGGGACGGTTGGGTCCTCGGTGTGCAGAGTATGCCTCACCATGTCCCCACCCTGATTCTTCTCTGCTACAATCCGGTCTGCCTCGTACTCATGGTACAGCTCGATAGCTTTTGAGGCCCACTCTTGGGGACTGTATCTCTCAGTGTGGTCTGCAAGGACATAAGCCTTGCCGTTGATGTCCACACCTGCAACCACAATACCGGTCATGTCGGACTCAGCATTGGCTGAGACTGCAGGGTCAATAGATAT